TAATCCGACTGTCTTTGGTATCCGTCCCGAAGTTCTTCAAGGCTGACCTCTTGTTCCTCACCGTCCACCTTTATGGTGTACGCTTCGCCAGAAGGTTCCTCTGTAACTTCAACTGAAGACTCTGGAGTGTCCACCTCAGTGGATTCCAATACATCCTCTTCCATATTCTTTTTTCTCCTCGGAGTCCTAAAAGGTTGCTCCTATATTATTCGGAAACTATGTCCCGTTATAAGGCTGGAAGTTCCAACCCCATTTGACCCTGTAATTGAGCCAACAACTCTGGAGGTACGCCGCCGGTGGGAGCAAACGCTCCCATGTCGGGACTATCAGGCATAGGCGTTTGACCAAATGGTGTAGGTGCCGCACCTGCCTCCGCAGAAGCAACTTCCATGTCTTGTGGAGTTTGCTGCTGAATAATAAATTTGTCAGGATCTTTAATATCAAATCCCATTGTTAAAACATGTTTTGCTAAGGCTGCGGGATCAACTACTGTTCCCACAAGCGGAGCCATCGCATTTAATAATGAGACAGCCTGCTGTTTACGAATAGTGTCATTCATCGGCTGAGTTGACCCAGCCTCAACACTAAAATCGTATTCGCCTGTAATATCCTCACGGGTGTAAGGAACAAACAAATCCCCTCCACCTTTTTGAGAAACACGTGCCATCTGCTCACCAGTCATGAATTGTTGCATGACTTGTAAAACTCTACGTGCAACATAACCAATACCAAGTTCAACAGTTGCCAGTTTGTCCGCTGCGCGGGCATTACCTGCATCAGCAATAATGGATGCCTCAGTAGCAGTACGACGAGTCTCAGGCATCTGACCACGGGCATACTCAGAAACACCTGAAACAGTATTAATATCAGTTTCAATAATGTCGCTGTACTGGTAAATCTCTGGAGATAACGGAGTTTGAGGCATAGGAATAACCGTTTCACTCAAAGGTTTATTTTCCTCTACAACAGGAACAAGACGACCATCCTGATCAGACGCTAATGCTTCACGCCCTTCAGGACCAAAAGAACGTTCGTGATACAAATATTTTCTTGCATAACGTTTACGTGCATTAACAAGTTGTGTACGAGTCTTATCTAATTCAAGTTGTAAAGACTCTATGGCTTCCAAATCACCCATTGGATAAAAATAGTCAGGAACGTCATAATTTCGTAACATTACAAAAGGTTGACCATAAGCGTAAGGCATAGGTGTGGGATCTACAAGAAACTCGTCACCAGATTGAGATAGCACAGAAATCGTGTTATTTGCAATGTCATAAAACTCGAAAACAACAGTACGTTCCTCGTCATACAAATATTCTTCCTGCTGTTGACGGCTACTAGGACTATTAAGAGGGTAAAGAATATTATCTGCATCTAACTTTTTACGAGCAGAAGCCTTGTATCGTTTATCTTTCTTAGCCTCTTCTAAAGGGCGCACAATTCTTTGTGCGATCCAATTAGCATCCTCTAAACAAGTCGCTTCAGGATCAACAAAAATATCGAAAGGAGAAACTCTCTCCACAAAAGGCTGATCTTCAACAATCATCATTGCTGTGTTAGTAATGTTTGCAGCAATTTCCTCATCAGTGGGAACTTCACCAGCAAATTCAGGATTAGCCATAGCAAAAGCATCAGCCTCTAAATTGGCTTCATTAATCATATCCTCTCGTTCTTCTTCACCGAGAGTGCGTTCCTGCTCAAGGAACTGCCAACCTACTTTTATCCAACCGTGACCAAAAATAAGAAAATCTTTTACAGCACGACGAAAAGGTTTACGAAAATCGTGATGTCGCCAAACATGATTTATAACTGCTTCAACAAAAGCAGCCCTGTCACTATTCTCAGGATCATTCGGAGTGACAACCACTTTAGGGTGGTTGACCGAAACAGACGGAGCGATAACATTGACGGTGCTAAAGGCAAGATTAACAGCCACCAAATCTTCCGTAGCAGTGACACGAGGCCAATGCTTTCCTCTGTACAGATCAATCATTCTCTGCCAAACAGAGTCATAACCCATTTCTTGTCGCCAACGTGCGCATGAATCTAATTTGCGCAGGATTCCTTCATGTTGTTCGGCTCTTGTTTTACGTGCCATCAGACTTTCTCTATGTTTCTACCTTGCGCTAACGCTTCGCCTACTAGTTTGTTTTCTCTTTCGCGTAAAGTCAAATGCTGCTCGTCTGGCGGTAACAGTGAGCGGGAGACCGCTCCAGTTACGAATTTGATACCAAGTAGTTTTTGACGACGTTCCCATAACTCATCCAGTTCCGTTTCCGATACTGGACCACGAAAATCTTGAACGTACAAAACAAAATCTTTGTACGTTGCCTCGCGGGGGAGGACAGCCACTCTTATGGGCGCTTTGTATGCGGTGCAGCGTTGTGTCCAGCCAAATCGGGTTGTGGCTTAGAAGGTTCTACATCACCTGTTGTGCCATGCTGATTGAATGGAGTATCACGAACAGTTTGTTCTCCGTAGCCGCCAGTCATATTAGCGTACTTTGGGCTATCAAAACGTTGATGAGGTGAGTTAGGTTGTGCTGGTTCCCAAATAGGGTTAGCGACAACAGAACCACCACGTTCCATTACGTTATTTCCGCCTGTGGTACCTTTGCCGTCAACATTCTGACTAGCACTAGTATGTGAAACAAATCTTGCCATTTGAACCTCCTAGGTTCCTAAAGTCTCTATAAGATATAATTAAAGTGTCCCACGTACAGTGTTTTGCCCTATTTGCATCTGCTCTTCTTCAGGTTTTTCCACTGAAGGAAGCAAATTTCTAAACCAATTAACAGTCCAATATTCGTCCTGTTTTAATGTAAATTCAGGCATAAACGCATATTGGCGCATTTCATTAGCCAACGCAAGAGCCATAACACGGTCATCGTGAGGGCTACCAGACATGCTGCCTCTGCTGTTACGCACATAAGTGCGTAATTCGGCAAAAGTAAACCTGTCATGGATCTTTAATTCGTCATTACGTAAAGCCATCCCCAAATCATCAATCAGCAACGGTTTAGTAGTCCTAGTGGTTTTCCAACCAAACTCTTGAGAAATCTTAGAAGTAGCCTGATTTAATGATCTTTTACGAAAAATGTTAGGATAACCCAAATGACGTAACTGCGTGATGGTAGTTAAACCATGGTTATTAGATTCAATACAACATAAACCGGCGTTGTACCACAATCCCATCATAAATACTTCGTGCGCCAATTCATCGGGAGGAATATGACCATGCCACACAGCAACCTGATCACCAGTACGCACATCCAACACTTGAACACAAGAATAGTCGCCGTGAACTAAACCCTCAGAAGTATCAACCCCTAAACAGTAAATGTGTTCAGACTGTGGTTCACGCCAAACTGTAAGCATCTTTCCTAAATTCTATAACCTTGGGAGTGGGTTCACGTAAATATCCCATTTGCCCTGCCTCAACCATAGTTTTTTCCATTTCTTCTAAAGTATCTAAATCAAAGACAGGGTTACCTGATTTAATAAACGCCTCTTCTGGGCTGCTAGGATATTCTTGAGCCAACTGCCAAGACAACATAGATTCTTTTTTAGACTGATACCAAGAATCATCCCTGTCCTCAGTAGCAGACCAAGGGAAAAACATTGGTTCAAACCTATTAGTACCAGTTTCTGAACCAGTCCACAACTGGTGAAAAAAGTTACCAGAACCGTTGGCGGTAGACAAACCAATGATACGTCCACCTACATCGGCTACTGGTTCTATAGAAGCCCACGCTTCCTCAGGATTTGGTAAGAACGCCCATTCGTCAACCACAACCAGCGAAGCCGACTCACCTCTTGCAGGATCGGATGCTGAAGGCATCGAAGTAATCTGTGAACCATTATCAAACCCCATTTTCTGCTGATGTTCAACCAGCGACTTAGGACCACGTTCCAACATCCACTCAGGTAAATGCTGAAAACCATATTTAGACTTTCTTAACAATAAAACAGATTCACGTTCAGTACGTGACAGGTCAATAATGTTCTGATCAGAGAAAAAGTATGCTAACCAAAACTGGTGGGCAGCGACCAGAGTTGTCCAACCTATCTGACGTGCTTTTAAGGTGAGACTGTAACGGTTTGTTTCCCAGTGTTGTAATGCGGTAGATTGCGCACGTCGTAAATCAAATAGGATACGCCCATGAGCAGGATGAGCAATATGCCAATACTTATGTAAGAAATAAGACTCATCTCTTTCACAACGCCTCCACTCTGCCTCTTGCTGTAATTCGGTTAATCTAGACACTACACATAAACTTCAACGTAAGCATCACATTCTGGGCAACTTAAATTAGTAACCACAGAATACGACTCATCATCTTCAAGATCGTGATCGCCGCCCCAGATCAATTCAGTTTTACAATGCCAACAATTCATAATTATCCATTATTACCCGAAGGATGACTCATTAAAAACTCTTCATATTTTTCTGGTGAATCCAAGATTATCGTAGTGTACGAATAACTACCGCCATCCTTGTCATCTTTACCTAGTGTAACAGTAATGGCACCTATTAGGGTGCCAACAGCGACAAGCAAACCAGTGATGGCTGCTATAAGTTTAATTGTTTTATTCATTCTACCTCCACAAAAATGCACTCTCCGGGGCATTCTTCAGCAGCCTCAATAACGGCTTCTACTTGATCGTCGGGAATTAGAACAGATTCTCCCATCCTGTGTGTTGGTTCTTTTGGTCTATCAGAACCAGCCTCTTTGACATAAAAAAGCCCATCGTCATGCCCATAAAAAATAGAAGGACATATCTCTTCACATAAACCATCCCCTGTGCAAAGGTCCTGATCAATCCACGTTTTCATTTATTGGAACAACGATTGTACGATCCGCGACAACGCCCCCACCAGATACACTGTAGAAACGCCAATTATCCCCATCAAAGTCAGGATTATCCAATCGTTCACGGTAGGCGGTCTCATTCGCATGATTCACACGTCTCAGGGTTTTCCAAACCGCAAATGAGTTCCTCGTCATCGGAAAAAACATCGTATTCTTCAGATGAAAAGGGACCATCATAAACCAATTCAGGGCGCTCCCCCAAAACCATTTCATCCTCATAATCAACCCTCCCCATCAACAACCCTCAGATGATGAACTTGTGCTTCCAACTCGTCAGCCAACTCAATATCAGACATAGATGCAGCGTCACGATCCTCAACAACTATTTTACGGCGAGGAGTGAACTTTTCAATATATTGCAAATACAAAGACGCAGCCTGAGTGGACCCACCGACAGCCTGAGCGTGCAACGCATCTATAACACCCTGTGTGCGCTCAGGATGAATGTTTAATTCAGCAGCGCGACGATCCCATTCTTTAGCAAAACGAGGATCACGCTTGATACGGCGAATAGAATCGGGGTTAATCTTATTTTCCGCAGCCCAATCTTTTTGAAATTTAGGAACCCTATCGGGTCCCTGTAGTAGCCAGTCGAGAAGTTTCTGCCATTTTTTGGGCATGGTCTTCTCGCCTGTTTCTTCATCCCATTGCCAGCCTTTGCCGCCACCGTTTTGCGCCATTGTGACCTCCGTGTCCATTTATAATGTCTTTAAGTCCCATCTGTTGTGTTACAATCATGTTACAGTGTGGGACAAAAGGCACATATACATGTAAACGGGCATAGCCCAATTAGCCACATGCAATCACCGAAGAGTGATTCACATAGAGGCTAATTGGGAACATGGCATGGCATGGCATGACAACCATAAAACATGAAAGTATCACACCCCCGAACCACTGCAAATCAGAAAAGTCACCTCACCGTCCCTCCATATCTATACATATAAGGAACCCCCGATTTTTCTGGGGGGCTCCCCCCTTGCCTTCCACACCTAGACGCCGATTTTCTGCGCCTGCCTAGCCTGCCAGCACATTTTTTTGGGCGTTGTTGTGATCTCACCCGCCATAATTTTGGACACAAAAAAACCCGCCCAAGTCCTGAGACCTGAGCGGGCTAATTTGCAGTAGAGGGGACTACTGATCAGAGACTTAAGCAGATTTTGTTAGTTCTGCTCGTCTTTCTTTTTCGACTTGGATTGATCGACCTAGAGCGTAAACCTTTGCCTCTAGTTCTGATAGTTCCATGTCTGTTGCGTCTTGAAGGGTGTTGCCTAGTTTGTTTAACTTGGTTTCATTCTTCGTCGCGTTGCCGGTTAGTGCCTCTACTTCGTCCGCTACCGCTTGAATTTTTTGAAGTGGTGAAAGTTCCACTACTTCTACTTCTTCGGTTTCGGTTTCGGTTTCGGTTTTTTCCGACGGGTCAGTTGGTGGATTAATTTTTGCATTCACCAACTTGTCGAAAGCGCTCCAACTTTTTTTGTTGCCTAGGAGAAACTTATTTATCGGATCTCCCATGCCACCTAAGTTGTCGCTACTTAGTCCGACATTGAGCATCAATGCCTTGACTTCTTTAGAGGCGAGTTTTGAATCGTCTCCTAGAATTCGGTCTATTGATTTTTGCATTGACTTAGTAGTTCCGCACCGTGTGATTATCTCAGCAAATTTAATTGCATTGATTGCACCAGTACGGTACGGGTTACCTTTCAGATTTAAAAAGTCCATCGCCGGTACCCATATTTCTTCACCCTTGTTAACTTCTGATTTCTCAAATTTGTTTCGGGTTCTAGTATCGCCGTGACATACTGCCGGTCTAAATTGAATTTTTACCGACTGCATTGTTTTACCTTTTTTATCCTTAGTGATAAACCTAACTGCCTCTTCGTCCCCTTGAATTGTCATCAAGGTCGCCCGCACTATTAGTACAGGTACTGACATTGTGGTTCTTAAAGCCTGTGAGACTTTAGACCACATATTTTGAGCATTCATTTATGCCCTCCTATATGTTAAACAAAATGATAGTACTACCATTTTGTTGGTGGCAGTGATTTCCGCCACTGATAATAATGTATCATTTCTTTTGCTTATATTTCGTAGATTGACTATCTCTTAAAATATAGGGAATATAGGTATGCATTTGTGTTGTTTTTACTGTTATTTTTTTATTTTTTGCGTCTGTTACGTGTGTGATTGTGTAATGGGGCTGGGCGTGTGGAGTGTAAATAATGATAGTACTACCATTTTGTCTGTACTTATTTTGTACATTTTGTGGTCACTTGCGTCATGTATATATTCGTGATATAATGTATGTATATACATTAACGATATAAATAGATGAAAGGAGGTGAGCAATGAGAACCGAAGAAGTAATTGCAAGAGGGAACGAGATACGTTCCCGACAAGCAAAGAGGAACATGCCTTCTCTTCCCGAATGGGAGGAGGGAACGATAGAAGCGTTCCACAAGGGACAGGTCGAGCAAGACCTGAAACAGGAGCGTGTGAGGATGCGACAACGAGTCGTGCCTTGTAGTAACACGACGTGTGACGATGAAGCAGTTCTGAGTCGCATCAAATATGCACAGATCCCTCGTATGTATGACATATGGGGCGCACCTGTGTTGGATAATGAACCGGATCATCATGTGTTCCGGTGTCCAACTTGTGGTTGGGCAACTAAGAGAAAGGGGAACGGCAATGCCAGAAATAATTAACGACGTGACTCTCAATGGGGAGCGTCAAGAGTTTGTATCGGGTGTGACACAACGTGAGTTGAATGCCATCCCGTTACGTCAAATTCGCAACGTGCGGGTTACTGCACGTAAGCGTGGCGCTCGCAAGGTGCGGGCTAGTGCTGTGCGTACTTCGTACGTGTGGCTTGAAGAATATAACAATAGAGAATGGTAGTACTACCATTTTCGGAAAGGTAATGATGAGTAATAAACCATTTAATGGAGTACTACACAACTGGTGGTACAACGTGCATGATCATACGATTAGCGGGGATGTTTATGAGTCCTCGACTTGGGATGAAGGTCAATGGATTACCACTTCTTCAGTTCAAACAATCACAACCCGAAAGGTGTGTGATTACATGCAGTATGTCAGCATGGGGCAGACAGAGGGGTATCTCGTTGGTGGCTCTACGAGCAAAACCTTTAAGATCATTACAAATAATAGTGAGTACGAGTTGGGTATCCCGATTGTGCTGGCTTTACCAAAGGAGGGCTAATGCCTAGAGTTATAACGATAACAATACCTGATGAGTGGTCGGCTGTAAAAGCAGTAGATCACCTTGTTGATGAGTTCCAAAGTGAACTTGGACATTTATGCAATGGCGTAGATGAATGGACAGATAGGAGGACTAATGGGTATTGAAGATGAACTTACGTTCCATTCTCTTAACACCCCTGAGGGTGATGCATTGTACAACGAGATGTACGGGTTCTTTCGTTGTGGTATTTGCAACAGGAGAACAAGCCGTCACCCATCTGTGTTGAGTAGAGATGGGGTGAAGATATGTCGAAAATGTTAAGCGATTTTGGACATAAATGGAGTAACAATTCGGATCACACACGAGTTGAGTGTCAGTACTGCGGGGAGAGTTACGGTTCTCGTCGCTGGTGCAACAATCAACTGGTGGTGTCTGAGCAAGATAGAGATATGGACGAAGCCATGTCTCTTTATTACAGTCAGGAGGCTGAGTAATAATGCAAATGGAAAGTGAAATCAACCTGATGGTTGATGAATACATAAACGTTGAGTTTGAACTTGACGTTGACAGGTTGGCTGAAACGTTAGCCGAAGACCACGATTTTGTGGATTTTACAAAACTAGATACTATTCTGCATACACATGTAGAGGAGTATTGCGACAGTTATGTTGCTGACCGTGTGTCAGAGCGTGTTGATGAAGAGATTCAGGAACTGCGTGAACAAATACGTGAGTTGCAACCTGATAACAACTATGTGCGGATCAATGATTTGCGTGAAGTTATTGACGCTCAAATCACTCAGCGTGTAGCACAAATACTATCCGATGTCATGAAAGGCATTGAACAAAGAAGACAGGAGAACCAGTGATGGAAATTATTGAAACGATTCTGTGGATTGCCATAGGGGTGGCACTTGCTGTGCCTATCACTCAGGCTGTCTGCATGAGGGGAGAGAGAAGGCGTACAGACTTTTTGAAAGACATTTATATACAAGGATGTTTTGATTCGGTTGACACGCTGGTAACTAATCAACTATCCGACAGGGAACAGCAGTTCGAGTATCAACTCGGAGTGCATCTGGAGGAAGAAAGGATGAAGGAACACGATGCATAAAAAACCAAGAGTCGGGCGACCAGTAATAGGTGAATTCATTTATTACAGGACGTTCGGACAGGGTATGCGTTATGTGAAAGTCACTGACGTGTACAACGATGTGAAAAACGGCAAAGCAGGCTTCGATTGCGTAGACCTGACAGGTAACACGTATTGGGGTTATGATGAGCAAATCATCAACGTTTTTTAGATCATCCAGTGACCGTAAGGTTGCACCTTACGGACGCAGACAGGGCAAATCCCCTAATGGGATGAAGCCACTTAAGAATAGTTTCGGTCTGCCAGCAGGCAAAGACTATTCGTGTAAGGGTGCGACAGACTGGTGTCTGTCT